GCAATAAAAGTGGGATCAAGTTTCTGTTCGGGAATACCTAAAGCAGCAGGTAACTTAATATACGCAAGTGTTAATATTCCACCACTCCATACTAAAATAGCAAGTCGAACAAAAGTTGATAATATCTCCAATTGTTCTTCTTTTCCATCAACAGTATTTTTAATTTTACTAAAAATACCTTTTTTGGATGATTCACCTTTCTCATTATTGAGATTGGTTTCAGGCATTTATGTAAAGCAACTGATTTTATTTATGGTTTAAGGAGGTCAACTGTGATGCTTGTTTTCTTTATTTGATTAAATTTTTGACACAATTTATCACTGGATTCATGTTCCCATTTGTGATATGTTTTTTGTAATTGTTCTTTGTAATCAATACTATCGCACAGATTCATTTCTTCGGCAACGATAGTCTTGATTAGTATATCTCTAGTTAAAGATGTCATACTTGTTTTTTTGTTATCCAACAAAGAGTTCACCATTATAACACAAGAGGTTTCACAGAACTCTTCTTGGCAGGTTATCTGTTTAGGATGATATTATTTATTAATGTAACCTTCTTTAACTAAGTACTCACGGGTCAAAGGAGTCGGTTCAAAAATTTCCCACATCTTACCAGTAGCACATGCGGCAAGAGCATTGGCAGTCATACCTTCAGTTCTACCTGCCCAACCTGCTTCTGCTTCCCATGGAACAACAGATTTTGGATAAGTTCTTTCTGACAAAATTCTCCATAACATAGGAACTTCTTCTTCAGGCATAATAATAGCAATCAAACTATTTTTAATAGTTCCTGCCATACAATCTTGTGCCGAGTGCCATCCTTCATGTCTCATTACTTGCATCAAATAAGCAGTACTATCCATGTATTCCTTATTCAAGAAGATATTATTACCAACAGTATGATAGACACCACGATTATCGGCAGGAAAGTACTTTGAATCTGCTAGAAACACCCCAACTCCAACATGTTCCAAGGCAAAGAGCATTGCGTCGAACTCATCAGTAACAATACTATAATCAGTATTGGGATACTCGTCAGCAATATTAGAGATATTTTTGATTTTATAGACTCCATCTGTACACTCTCGAAGTAGCATACAACCCAATGAGTGCATAGTATTGAATTGATTATCTTTTAGGGGATTAGAAAGAGCAGGTAGTGAAACCGCTACCGCAGCAACCAAAGATGCAATAATTTTTTTCATGTATGATATATCATAAAATATTTAATAGTGACATTATTTAGTGATTTGATGATCAGATAAAACTATCTGAATCATACCCATACCAATTTTTTAGTGTACTCATATGCATATACTTCCCTATTACCTTTAATACCCCATCCTAACCAATAGTATGCAGGTTTCATATAGTAAGATACAGTTTGTCCACCACCTTCAAATTGTGGAAGTACACGTTGAAAGATAGGTTCATTAATCATCCATCGAACTTGACCTTCAATAGAAGATGGATCACATTTGTACTTAGCACAAAAGTTTCCAAGACCTTTATATCGTCCAATAGAAGTCCATTGGATTAATCCGAATCCACCAGTCTTACATTCTATGTAAGAAACACGAGCACCACCCTCACAGATGTTAGAAATGAATTTAGACTCTTGCTGGATGTTTCCCATGATTGTTGCAAGTGCATTACGATCAGAGATTTTTGTGTGCTCCTGTAATGCTACCAAAACAATTTTTTCATTGGCAGTGCAACTAGGACACTTCCAAGTCTCCTGTTCTTTTTCTAAGAAAACAGTTTCCTTTACTGGTTCTGGTTGTAATTTGATTTGTTCAGGTTCTGGTGGGGAAGGAATTGAAACTACACTTGCAAGAAGTCCAATTCCAAAAAGTGATTTAATCATTGTCTCCAAAATATTCAAGTGAGTAAATTTCATGATCCTCAAGATTAGGGTCTAACCATTCGGCAAACTCTGACTGGATCGCATGAGCATCTTCAATAGACTTTAGCACCTCATCTGACTTTATGCCACAGAGGATGTGCATTCTGTCAACTGCCCACTCATGGGTTACTTGCAGGGTTTTTTCCAAAGTTTCCATAATCTTTCCGCATGTAACGGCCGAGAATATTGCTATTATAGTATGCCGGTGCTCCGTTGTCAAGTGCCTCTGATAGCACATTATTTAGAAACAACTGCTTGGTCTCCTCAAAGTTACAATCTCCCTTCTTCTCATGAAGACTTAGTATTACTCTACTGAAGAACTCTTTGCCGTATTTTTTTATATCTTCCTTTAACTCAGGACAAGAACCATAATACTTCTTCCAATCAGATTCTTGTTTTACTTTTCTCTTTTTTCCTGGTGGGGTTCTAAACGACCATAAGTATTTCCTTCCGATGTATTTTCTACCGGTGGTCTTATTGGTAATACAGTAAACAAAGCCAAAGTAGTTCCCAATAGCATCAGACTCAAAAGGTTCATTATTGTATATCCAAGAATTCTCATAGCTCATCTTATAGAATTCAATGAGCTATTATTTATCTTTAACGGGGACAAACCTAGTCTACATAAAAAAAGGAGACTTGTCAAGCCCCCTTAGAATATTATGTGAGTTTTATATTACATTCCAACTTCTTTATCTTGACGACGTTGTGTTCCTACAACTGCATTTGCTCTAGACCTTAAATTTTTAGCAGCAGTTCCTCTCTTACCAAAGTCTATATTTGGATCTTCTTTCCAGTCATCGACTTTTTTAGTCATTCTTTCTCTAGAGAGAGGAAGTTTAGTTGGTCTCGGTGATCCATATGCCTCCAGAATGGTCGCAATGTCCTCAGAGTCAATCTCATTGACCATCATCATTTGTGCCTCTTGGAGGTCTTCTGCGATGCCGTAATCACACAGGAACTCGACTACTACATCATAGGTCTCAACCTCTTCAGACATTCTCTTAGAAACCTTAGATGCTCCTGCCATAACCTTATCAGCACCTCTTTTGATTAGACTCTTAAGTCCTTTTCTAGCAGCAGATCCTGCTTTCTCAGGAGCATTCTTGACTGCCGTTACTGCTTTACCACCAGCAGACTTTACAGCACTCTTAGCATCGGATACTTTACCCTTAATATTTGCTTTGATTGCCGATTTTGCTTTATCTCTTACAGACTTGTGTTGAGTATGTGTTTGTTGTGGAGTAAGATCTTGTCCTTTTTTACCCTTAAGTTTTGTTCCAGTCGTTTTAAGTGCGGCAGAAGCAATAGCACCCTTTGCCTGATTTGTTTTATTCTTCGCAGTATCTTTAACTGCAGTAACAGTTGCTTGTACCTTTTCCTTCCTTGCTTTTTGCCTAGCAATCTTTTGAGCACCTTTCATGCGTGAAAGTCTAGATGCTGCTGCCATTCTAGAACCGGATCCAGAAGTTACTCCTGGACCTTTTCCTGCGTCTTTAGAAAGTGGCACTCTCCCACCTTTACCCATAGTGACTTCTGCTTCATCAAGAATTTCTTCAATTAATTCATCATCAAATACATCTTCGATGTCATCAATATCATATCCTTCTTCGATAAGTTCAAAAACAGCATCTTCCACTGCTTCTGTCAACTCTTCATCAGAAAGTTCTAGTTCTTCATCTACTTGAGGAGTATAGATACTCTCATACAGACTTCTGATTTCTCCGTACTCAGACTGCGATAAAGCTCTCATCGTAATTCTTAATTAACTCTTTATAAGAATATTTATAAAAAAAAGGACTCCCTTAGGAGTCCTCAGTATATGCTTCATAACCATTATAATCACCAAATAGAGAAGCATCAGATAGTGCTGCTTCTCTATACATCTCTAGTGCATCTTCAGTTTTTATGCAGTTGCACTTACAATTTCCTTTACAGATAGTTTTATTTTCTTCCATCAGATTATATTTTTTCCTGGTTTAAGTATCATATATCTTTTACCGTCAAAAATAACTCCTGAATAATATTTATCTGTATTTAATATAGAAAACATATTATACTCCCTATCATCAAAAGGTGTTATATCCACCATGTCTCCATAAGTATTTTTCCAAATACTATGATATATTGCACACCCATATCTTCCATCACTAATATCTGTAATTAAATAATATCCACTTATTTTTTCTCCACCATAAGTTTCTACATAATGATTTACATTATTATGACAGTTTGCATCAGTACATAATGGTTTAGATACTACAGGTACTTTTAATAGAGTAAGAGAAAACTTACAATACTCTTGAAGTTTAACCACACAATCATCTTCTGGTAATGACAATCTAAACTTTCTCAATCGACCATCCATTTCTTCTCGGACCTTTTCTTTCATAAAGTATTGCTGCATTCATAGTTGCATAAGAAATTTTTTGAGACTTGCAAAATTTTTTAAGTTCTCCAAATACCTCAAATTTTTTTCCGGAAGGACTTATTAAAAGATAAGTTACTGATGATGGAGATTTAAAACCTTCGGCAAATCTTTCTTTTGCCCTTTCACTTATTTTTCTCTTTCTTTCTTCACTACAAGGAATACCATAACTTGGATTATTTTTACCAGAAACTTTTTCGCTTATTTTCTTTTTAGTTTCCTCAGTATGAGATTTTCCAGTAAATCCCATATTTCCTCGTTCTTTTTTTGTATCCAATCTTTTCTGAATTTGTTCCTCCCATTTATCTCCATAAATTTCTTGATATGTTCTTCCTTTTAATTTTGGTGGTCTTAAACTCTCGCATATATTTGTTAGTATTCCACCTTCATCAATATCCCTCTTTCCATATTTTTTGATTAGTTCCTCTTCATAATCATAAGCATCATTTTCATTCTCAAAATATTCAACTATTTTGATTTGAGGTTCATATCCTTCTTTCCTTATTTTTTTAATCTTATCAAATTTTTTAAAATTGTCTGATTTTGCCCTTGATTGTTCTGATAAATGAAAATAGACCCGATTACCTTTGCTCTTTCCAACATAGAAAGGAAGATTAATTCTCGGGTCTATTAATTCATAAACATAATACATAAATAAGAAACTGAACTCTAATACTATTTATATAATATTATATTTCAGTTTCTTGTATTTGTCAAAGTTTAAATCCCGCAAATGTATCATTTACCACATCATGCTTAATTCCACCAACAATATATGACTGCACTTGCGTTTCCTGTGGGCTAACCTGAAGACCTTTGGACGAAATCCAATGTTCCGTCCATGGGAGTGGGTTATTCTTTGCGGGTATGTCATAGATCGGTTTTAGTCCAATTGATTTCATTCTACGATTGGCAATCCATTCCACGTATTGCTGAAGCAATTTATCATTTAGACCAATCATCGAACCATCCTTGAACAGATACTCTGCCCAAAGTTTTTCTTGATTTACAGTTTTCTCAAAAGTTTGAATTAACCACTGCTCTTCTTCTTTAAAGATTTTTGCCATATCGGGATCATCACCTTCTCTCCACTTCTTCAGAATATTTTGAGTAATGGCAAGGTGTTGATTTTCATCTCTAGCAATCAATGAGATGATTTTAGCAGATCCTTCCATAAGTTTGAGTTCACCAAAAGCAAAACTGCAAGCAAATGATACGTAAAATCGAATACCTTCAAGGATATTAACATTCGCAACTGCCTTAAAGAGTTTACGTTTCAGTTCATATCTTGAAACTTGTGCATAAGGAACTCCTTCTAATGCATGTTGCCAATCATTAGTACTATCATAATGATGTGCTGCATTGATAAAGTCATTATATGCTTCTGTCACACTCATAGCACGTTCAACAATGCGTTCATCATTCAGAATGTGGTCAAACACATCTGAAGGGTCTGAATAGATGTTCTTAATGATATGAGTGTATGAACGACTATGGATCATCTCCATGAACCCCCAGACCTCCATACATGCCTCTAATTCAGGTAATGAGCAGTAAGGGATAAAAGCCATCCCAGGACCACGACCTTGTACAGAATCCAGCATGATCTGATACTTAAGATTGCTGGTAAAAATGTGCTTTTGCTCAGGGCGTAATGTCTGATAGTCCGCACGGTCTTTCTGTAGGGAAACCTCTTCGGGTCTCCAGAAATATCCCAGTTGTTGTGTTGTGAGTTTATCAAAAATTGGATACTTGTAAGAATCGTATCTCTGAATACCTAATGGTTTTCCAAAGAACATTGGTTGTTTTTTAGTGTCTACCTCTTCTGCATTGAACACGGTCATAGAATTGACCACTGGTCTCTCCTCTTTATTGGTCTTAAATCTTACAAGACTCACAGTCTTCCTCCTCTTCGGTTTCTATATGTGATAATAAACTTTCAAGTGACTCATTGGAATCATCCATTTCGTCAGTCTTGATGTCGTATGTATTTTGATAGTAGGATGTCTTCCATCCGTACTTGTATGTAGTTAGTAGATCCTGTGCCATGATAGACACTGGAATTTCATTATTGGGATAATGCTCCGGATTATAACTCCAATTACCAGAAATTGCCTGATCAAAGAATTTTTGCATTACGGCAACAATATTGATGTATCCTTTATTGGATCGCATTTCCCAAAGAAGATCATAGTTGTTTTTCAGAGTTCCGTATTGGGGAACAATCTGCTTAAGAGGTCCTTTTTTGGACTTCTTAATGGACAAGTATCCTCTAGGTGGTTCAATTCCATTTGTTGCGTTTGACACAACGGAACTGCTCTCTGAAGGCATCTGTGCGGACAATGTTGAGTTCCTAACTCCGTATTGATTAACTTGTGCTCTAAGACTCTCCCAATCATAGTGAAGCTCATTTGGAACTATTTCATCTACCTCATTCTTATATGTATCTATTGGAAGAATTCCATTACCATACTTAGTGCGATGACTGTATTCACATGCACCTTTTTCCTTCGCAAGATTAACAGTTGCCTGAATGAGATAGTATTGGAATGCTTCAGATAAGTCATGAACAGACTTCCATGCTTCAGGATCATCATACCTATGCCCATTCTTGGCAAGATAATGTGCGAGTCCGATATAACCAATACCTAACGAACGACGTGCTCTTGTGGCAATCTCTGCTGCTCTGACGGGATATCCCTGAAAATCAATGAGTTCATCAAGACTCCTGACAGCAAGATCACAAAGAACATCAAGATCTTCAAAATCCCTAATCTTACCAATATTAATAGCACTAAGGATGCAGAGAGCAATTTCACCATTTTCATCATCAATGTGTTGTAGAGGTTTGGTGGGCAAAGTAATCTCTTGACACAGATTGCTCATCTCAATCTTATCCATAAAGGATGAGTGAGAATTGCAATGGTCAATGTTCATAATGTAGATTCTACCAGTTTCGGCACGTTCTTTCAAGAGGTCAAAAAATAATTCTTGACCTCCGATAGTCTTTCTCGGAATTGATCCATCTTGTTCATAACCCACATAGATGTCGTCAAACTCAGGAGTGCCATAAGCATCATACAGACCCGGAACAACGTTGGGGCTGAAGAGTGTGATGTCTTCGTTTTTGATAAATCTTTCATAAAAGATTTTTGAGATTTGGATAGAGTAATCAAGTTTCCTCACTCGGTTGTCTTCTGTTCCCTTATTGTTCTTGAGAACTAGAATGTCTTCGATTTCGATGTGCCAGATTGGAAAGTGGACAGTAGCACTTCCACCACGAATCCCGTTTTGTGTACAACTTCTGACAGTTGACTCAAATTTTTTGAGGAATGGGACAACACCTGTATGAATAACTTCTCCGCCTCTGATTCTACTGTTGATACCACGGATTCTGCCTGCGTTGATACCGATTCCCGCCCTTTGAGCAACATACCTAAAAATTGCAGCATCACTAGACTCGATACTAAGGAGGGTGTCATCAACATCAACCAGAACACAACTAGCATATTGTCGAAGTGGAGTCCGCACTCCTGCCATGATAGGTGTGGGAATGTTGATTTTGTGTCTTGAGATTGCATCGTAATATTTTTTAACGTAATCTAGTCTCGTGTCCTTTGGATATTTAGAAAATATGGTTGCTGCAATCAGCAAATACATGAACTGTGGAGTCTCATATACCTTACCATCAATCCTGTCCTGCACAAGATACTTATCACATACTTGACGCAAACCTGCATAGGTAAACAAATAGTCTCTATCATGATCAATAAAGGACTGAAGTTTATCAAATTCTTCATCAGAATACAGGTCAAGTATTTCTGCATCATAAACTTCTTTAGCAACACATTGCTCAACTTGCTCCTTTACTGTTGGAGTTTCATGCATACGACCATACAGTTGTTTACGAACGGCAAACAAAAGAAGTCGTGCAGCAACAAACTGATAGTTAGGGTGATCCAAACTTACCAAGTCTGATGCAGAACGAATTAAAATCTCCTGAATCTCATCTGTTGTAATACCATCATAAAACTGAATACCAGATTGAATCTCAACCTGACTTGCAGAAACACCGGCAAGATCTTTACATGCCTCTTCCACCATTACATGTAGTTTATTTAAATCAAGAGGTTCATTTTTTCCATTTCTTTTAGTTACCTTTGTCCCGTTGGTCATATTTTTTTCCAGTTGTTAAATTTAATTTTTGCTTCTAATGTTGAATAGGTATTCAATTCTACCACAGACATAACATCATGTCCAGAGAGAACCATGTCATTGATATCTTTATCAATTATATTATTCGGCCAAATAACTACCTTATTACCTCTACCGATTGTTTTGGAGATTCTGTTGACGATTTCTCTATTGCGAGGTTCGTTATCAAAAACGTAAATATAATTGCTCCAATTAAACGACCCAATATCAACGTCGGACCCACACATAGCAATAGCATTTTGTATGAACGTGGAGTCGAAGGGTCCTTCAACAATGTAAATGGGTTTTGTAGAATCCACTTTTTCCAAACCATATATTTTAGGAGACTCCTCATTCAACATTACGGTGATATATTTAGTGAATGATTTTCCCAGTGCTCTACCCTGAAATCCAATGAGATTTTTGTTCTCATCATACATTGGTATTACAATACGACTCTCATCTTTTTTAATAGTATCGAAGGTTCTTTTCTGCGTATTCGTCCACTCCATGAACTTGTCAGCATAATAAAACTTATCTGGATCTATCTTACGTTTTATAAGATATTCATTAGCAAAAAAATTTGTAGATGCCTTTGGAAGATCAATAGATTTTTTAAATACTGGTTTTGTAAATTCAAATTTTGGTGCTTCTACAACAAAGTTTTTGCCAGTATGACCTTCCTTAAACTTCTCAAGAGTGTATTGCTTATGAAGACTTACATCAATCTCCTTTAGCAAGTTATTAAAGGACATACTCGCACCACAATTATGGCACTTGAAGTTAGTATTATTTTTGACCTGGTAGATATATCCCCGTGCCTTATTTTTATTCGTCTGTGAGTCACCACAAATAGGGCAACGAAAGTTATAGAGGTTATCTTTAACTCTCTTAAACTTCTGGAGTCGAGAAGATACTAATCCAATATACTTGGAATCAACCAAATCCATTATGTTTGAAGACTACTTTGTTCTGTCTATTATAACCGGTTGTGGGACTGGAGTCAAGAAACTTTGTAGTAGTTTTTGACCTGGCATACTGACCAAGAATGATATTACCACAAGAGAACCAGCAATACTCCACATCTTCTTTTCCATAATACGAAGACGTTCATCAATCTTTCTTATATCTCTTTCACATCCTTTTTTTATTTCATCCGTAGCTCTTTGCATATCTTTATGAAGAAATTCTATTTTTTCAAAAAGAACGGCATCAATACGATCTTGTTTATCTAACTTCTCATTATGAACTGCTAACAATTCACCCATCTTAATAGAGTTGTCTTGCAGTGCCTCTACGACTCTCTCAACCCTTTCTAGTATTGCTGAATTGACATTATCGTTATCCATTTCCGATTTATATCTTCCAAGTTCTACGGGTTCCATATCGACCAATTGGTGTTGGTCTTCTTTTTTTATTTAACCTTACAGGAGGTTGATCTGGGGGCAATCCTGCAATTGCACCACCACTTGCATTATTAGTTGGAGCAGCAGATACTGCTGCTTCTTCATTTATCTTACGAACTATTTTTATAATTTTATCTAATTTCATTAGATCTTACGTAATTGTTCTAAACAGTATTCATCTATATCAACATTATCAATTTCTGTTTTGGGGTATTCAGATATCCTATTCAAAAATATAAGGAAACTTTTTATATACGACCACAATTCAGGATCCAAATTGTAAAACAATAAAGGAACTGTAGCCTCATTGAATACATTGAATAATATTGTTAAGTGATTGAGTATGAGATGTGTTTTTAATTCCCCAGTATTTTTATATCTCTTCAATAACCTTTTAACGTATTTAATACGTTTAAGGTCATCCTCAAAGTCACTTTTTGTGACTGCCTGTGGGTTATCGTAAAATTTTATAGCAAAAAGTAAATAGTTACTTTTGTTCAACTCATCAAATCTCATACTCTATCTTCAATTATTAGGAATCTGGATACTGAGTATCATCAGCAAGGATAGATCCATCAGCATCATTCTGAATTCCTCCAGATCCAGCAGAATCTTTACCCATTGCAACAAGTGTTTCTGACTTAACTCTCAACTTTCCGTGCATATCGACGTAAGTGGTAATACCAACCCATCCCGCATGTTGAGGAATATATTGTGAATTATCACCACGAACTGCTTGTGCTTCTGCAGTGTCTACACCAAATACTGCACGAGTTACACCGTTAACAACTTCTGGTGCTCTGTAGTCAGTATCATACACTGCATATCCAGGTTCTGCAGAGATTGCATAAACTGCACCAGCAGCAACAGTAGATAATCCTGCAACAAATCCAGAAGTTCTTGCAATAGAAAGAGTGCTTGCTGAATCCACAGCAGTGATTACAGCATATCCAAAAGTTGCTCCTGCACCAACAGCAATTACATTACCAGCAGAAATACCAGCAGTATTAAAGGTTGTTCCAGTTCCAACGACTTTTTTTGTACCGAAATTGACGGCAACTGTCCCGTCATCGTATACTAGATCTTTATTGCCCCAAAGAGACATGTTTCCTTACCTTATAATTCTTTTATAATGATATTTATATTATTCAGTTTCTCTTGCTTTAATAGCATTTGAAACTACTTCAAGAAGTTTGTCATCCATATCAGTCTTAGTCAATTTAACTGCCTTACTAAGAATAACTAAACAAATCTCTACAAGTTTCTCACCCAGTTCCTCATTATCAGGAACTTTAGAAACTGCATCACCAATAATTTTTGATGCTAATGGAAGAAGAAATGATAACATGCTTTAAACCAGAAGTCTAAACTATATAGGAGATTTAATCTTTATTTGATACCCACTTACCATTAACTAACTTTTTAACCTCACCAGGACGCAATCTATCTTTTGCTTCTTTAGCTTTATCATAAAACTTACCAAACTTCATTTTTCTATCTTGATCTGTATGCCTATCCTTCTCATCAGCAAACCTCTTCATTTGCTTTCTATCGGCATAGTCTATTCTTTCCTGAACCTTTCCAAAGAACTTCTGCTGCTTTTGTGATACTGCAGTCATCAATCACTTTCTCCTGGACGTGATTTGTATGGGTCTGGTTTTTTGTGCATCGCATAATTCTTTGCACGATCCTTAGCATTCTTCCGTTTCTCTGCTTCCTTCTCTTCGGGGGAACGAGAATTACGTTTTTTAAAGTATTCTTGACTTACTTTCATCTGATCTTCAACACTTGATTCTTCACCTACAGTTTTACGTGCAGATTGGAAGTTGCGATTTATTTGATCTGATACTTTCTTCTGTTGCTTTGCTCTCGGAGATTTTGGATCTTTCGTTTGAAGTTCATCGGATTTTTTCAGAGCACGAAGACCAGGAGACATGGTTGCCTTTGGATCTTTACTCTTTAATCTATTGTAGGTAGGAGCAGGGGATTGATACATTCCCTGATACTTCTCATCAACCATATCACCTTCCATATCATAAGACATCTTGAGACCCATTGCTCTCAACTTATTCCTCACAAGATTGACTTTAGTGGGCATTGATCTTGGATCTTCTGCCTCCATGTCCTTCATATTTTTCTTATCGTCACAACCCTTCTCTTTTTCATCAGAAGCATTTTCCTCTTCAATTCTTTTCTGACTGATAGCAGCAAGTTCTGCCTTAATCTGCTCACCCAAAGAAGGACTAATATTAATTGTATTCTTACCCTTCATTATATCAAGTTTTTTTGTGTTGTCATCTTTTTCATAGATGACTTCTTCCTTTGCCATTGCTTTCTTGATGGCTTTATCTTTCACACCAGCATACTCATGACTATCTGGTTCTTTTGTTCCATCCTTATCTTTATCACCTACAGTGTTCTTACCAGTTTTTGATCCGTACTTTTTCTCAAACTTTTCCCCAGCACCCTTTTTATCATAAGTATCATCTAATTTTCTACCACTAAATTCTACCTTAAGACCTTTTGCTTCTAATTGCCTTTTCTTTAAAGATGCACCATCATAAGAACTAGCAGATCTATAATAAGTAGTTTTTGCTTTAGGGTCAGTAACTCTCAAAATAAATTTTTTTTCTTCAGTGAAAACACAAGAAAATATAGATTCTTTCAAACCTTGCAAAGAATTATCAATATTGATCATATCATAAGATTCTCCAATAAGCATTTTTCTTGCTAATGCTTTAACAGGACCAGGAGCAGAGGATGCTGCTAACTGTTGCATATACTCTCGTTTTAATGACTCGGGGTTAGTTTTTTGACCTTCCTTAAATTTTCCCTTAACTTTATATCTAACATCATAAGCAAGTTGTCTTGCAGCCTTTCTTACTTTGTCAACAGCAGTGTTGGCAGGAGAACTACCCTTTATGCTTTGCGGAGCTTCTTCAAATACTTTATTACTCATCGGAAGACTTAACTAAACTTTCTTTTTCTTATATTTATTTATGAATTGCTTTCCCCAAGAACTTCCAGGAACCATGGACTCAACATACTTTCTATTAGCATCCGTTCCAACTAATCTTTGATCTGCTGAAACACCAGACTTGGTAGTTCCGTTTACGACGTGCTCATAAACATTTTTAATCCAAGGTTTAAACATCTCATCATCTTCAGTGACACAAATAAGATAGTTTGCTCCTCTACGAATTATTTTTCCTTCTTTTTCACTAGCATTACACTTCACCAAATCACCCATGGCAAAAATTTCATCATTAATATATTTTTCCCTAAGATCTTTTTCATATTCATCAGTTCCATAATCATACGAATTTACTTGTCTATATGTTGTATTCGTTAACTCTTTTTGTTTTTCTGATTGTTTGGGATCTTTGCCACCAGTAACAGTATTCTTATTATAATAAACTACCTTACCATCTTCAACTTTAGCATGTAGTTCTCCTCTTGGTCCATATAAACCACCCTTAGTATAAGTCCATCCCCTTTGTCTAGCAATCTTCATTCCTGGAGATGCTTCTAAAATAAAACCAGAAAAATTTTTCATTACTTACTTAATTCTCTTATTACTTGCTTTTCATTTACAATTATAAGTTTGATAATATCATCTCTTATTTTCTTATATTTATCTATAGTTTTATCCTTCTTACACAAAAAAATTTTTTTACCAAAAGACATATAGATATAAGCAAGAAATTCTTTATATTTCTCTTTCTTATTTTTAGTATTTGATTCGAATGTTTGAATCATCTCTACGATTTGAGGATTCATATTTTATAGTTTTTCTATATTTAGGATAGTGTCAAGATGACTCGAACTTCTTGAGATAGTTCTTCTCTGTTTGGTATGGAACTATCTCACCGGTATAATGTTTCCATCCTTCTTGAATATCAGGAACTAACCATTGATCAACCCGATAACAATATTTCCAGTTCACAGGTTGTATACAATTCATCACAACTACCGTCCAGAATGATATAAGATAGTTGAGAATTGTATACATTATTCTTCCTTAAGTGCCTCTTCGATTTGTTCATCAAGACTTACAATTGCTTGACGAATATCAATCACACGTTGCGGACAACATGTAGGATCATAAGTATATCCTTTTATATCAGTAAATAATGACTGACGAACTGCTGCTGCCTGATAGACAGATAGTTCTAATGTTACTTTTTTATCTTGACTCATAGGTCTCCATTGTGGTTTTCTAATTTATCGTAAATTCTTGAGATTTCAATCTCAAAAAAATCTCTATGTTTATGTAGAGTATTATTTTGATTTTTTATTCTTTTCTCAAATTTACTAATACGTTCTTCGAGATACATAATTTTATTTTTCATAGAAACATAAACAGTGTATCCTATAGATCCAATTATTAGTCCATGTATAAAGGATGCGAAGAATTCACTCCAATCCATTACAAGTCACCTTCCTTTCGGACTTCGGAATGTTTTACGGAAAACTCACCACCAGGATATCGTGATTTGAGTTTATCAACATTCATCTCAATGATATCATCAAGAGAAATATTGAGACCCATACATGCTTGTGCAACATACCACATAATGTCTCCAAGTTCACGCTTCATATGAAACATGTTCTCTTCATTCACAGGTTTACCCTGAAAAATAATCTTCTTTACAACTTCAGTAAACTCACCTGCTTCGGCACACATACCAACAGAGGCAGTGAGAAGTCGATGTGTTTCAAATCCTTCTTCACGAAGTTCTTGGATACGATACTCAAAAGCATCAGCATTTTGACTGGGTTGAGATGTGACGGCATTCACAAACTCAAGATATGCGTCAGTATTTACGGTCATGAAAATTTAAATCCCTCAAATGATTTTTTCGGTCTATCCTCGTTATTATACTCTTCTTCTTGTCCAGAGTCAAGTATATTATCTTGTGCTGACTGCTCACAATCATAAAGACGC